GCCTGAGCTCAGAGCACCGACTACAACACCGCCGATGATTGCACCGCAAAGCCAGCCACAACCACTTTTACGACGCTCTTGCTGAACATGACCACGATCACGATCACGACGATGATCAGCAAAGGCAGGAGTAGAGATTAGCATACTGCCGACAACTAAAGATGCAATAAGTTTCTTCATATTAGAACTCCTCATCAATATCTGCAAACATCACTCGTTTTCTTGGATCGCCAGCGGCAATGCATCGAGTGAGTGTAAGCGCTTCTTTGTAATTCTTCGTATGGAACATCACCGGGAAAACGATCTCATCGTCATCCTCGGTTTCGAAAGACATTCCTACAAAGTAAGTACCATTTTCTTCTACCATTCACTTATTTATTATCGGTAGATTTTTCCTTCTTGAGCTTCTCACGTTTGCGATTACCGAGCCAGTATAATCCTGCAAAAGGGCCGGCAAGGATACCGAGGGCAAGGGCAATCGGCCAAAAAATACTAACTAGAAGAAACATCCAGAATAGATCGTTTTTAATACTCTCGGGTTCATTCATAGTACCGAGTCTGTAGATTCCAGCACCAAAAAGTACAACAGCAACAATTAACCATAACCAAAACATAACTTAACTCCTTACCTTTACATAACTAAACGAATCATAACCAGCATAACCATCTGCCCACTGATTGCGAGCTTGTTCTTCGAATTCGATGGATTCTGCATTCTCCTTAAAGTATTGCTTAGCTGCAGTACTAACAGAGTAGTCATCTTGAGCCTGGATTTCAAAGTAACCTGATTGCCAAACCTTTTTGAACTGAACCTTATAGGTCTTGAGCTTCTTGAGCTTCTTGATCTTATCCTTCGTAGAACCAGGCTGACTGTTGAGGATCTGATTGAACTTACTCTCGCTAAGAGAAGCAAGCGGTCCCCACGATTCAACAGAACGATTCTTAACTTCAAACATTCTTTTCTGCTTTCCATTTAAAGTGATTACGTGCATACACAATCGCAAGAGCGATGCTCATTGGAATCAGGCCCCATGTTTCACTAGCAATAATCCATGTCACCCATAGGACCTGATTTGCAAGACCGACTGCCCACGCTCGAGGATGATTGTTACCTGCCAGCAATGTCATCCAAATGGTAAGGCATGACATTAGCCATGGCAGGTAAGTTACAATCATGCGGCGTCTGCAAATTCGATGGCAGTTTCCAATGCCTTCGTCTTGAGGTTCTTGTTTGAACCATACCATGCAGAAGTCATACGATTATCTGCATTACGACCAATCATGTGATCAGTCATGAAGGTAACCGCGTTGAAAGCCTGCCACCAGCTACCTTCGCCAAACTCAGCACCAGGTTGTTGGTCCATGATTTCGAGAGCGATACCAGCATTCTTGCTGAGATCTTTCTTCGAACCAGTAACAGGGAATACACGCTGGAAATACTCGACGATGTTCTCGTCAGTGTAGCGCTTCGAACCAAGATAAGCAGCCATTTCCTTGTACTTCGCAAGCTTTTCCTTGGCAACACCGAGTGTTTCCTTGACAACGTCACCGTCAAACTCGCGGCGATGGCTGACCTTGACAATCTTGCTCGACTGGCTGTTCAGCGAGAGCGTGAGAGTGTTGTTGCAAACGACGCGAACAGGAGTGAAGCGAACGTCGATCGACCAACCATACTTATGCGGATTGGTGAAGAGCAGGTAGGAATCGACCTGATCGCCCTTGAACAATTCGAAGGAATCCTTCACCTTTGCCAAGGCCCAAACAAGCTGGCCATCGCGAAGCGAACCAGCTGTGTGCATTTCCATCTCACCAGCTGCAACGAAATCATTGAAGAATTCGAAGGCCGATTCGTTCTGATTAGGAACCCAATCGTTGGTGATGACGTCGAGGATCTTATTGTCAACGTCACGAACCAGAGCGGAGTGGCCGATGTCGGTTTGTTTGCCACCGATATTGGCAAAAGCAGTAATTGGATTGACCTTCCAGTCAAGACCAGCGGCCTTCAGCATCTGATTCGGTGTAAGGTCGTTCGAGACCTTCGTACCGAGACCATGCCAAGGTGTTTCGCCGGCATAAGCCATCGAAGCCTTGCCGTCGAGAAATTCAATCATATGAGCCATAATATAGTTTCCTTTTTCAATTTGGTATAACCATTCTACCATAGAATGGCCTATTTGTACATGTTTAATTTACGCTGGCGTGATAATCCAGAGGCCAGCAAATACGATAGGGGCAAAGATAAGAAATGAGAGGCTAGCGAGCATCTCGTTGCGAAACTCTGCAGGAGTCATAGTAGCCTTCATATCGCGAATAACTTGAGTGATCGTGTTCATGTTTGCTTCCTTCTTTATTATAGGTCCACCTTACCAAAGTTTTGATAAAATGTACATGTTTATTTTTCGATAAAATCAGAAACCATCTGAAAAAAGTCATCGGGCTTTTCGTCCTCGAGGACCATAAGATAGTCACGAACATCTTCTGTGATGCCATGCTTGGCGAAATATGCGGCGATGGCTCGCTGAACGGTATCCATGCCGAAGTAGCCTATGACAGGACTACTCATACATCATCCTCCATTTGTTGAACCATGATTGCAATGATTTTTTCGAAGTCATCATCAGGATGCAACATATAATCTGCAGAGATATCACTGTACATCTCAGTGCAGGTGTTCATGGTTTCAACACCATGAGTTCCGCTGAGGGCTTCATAGATGAAATCGAAAGGATCATCTTGAGCGAGGATGTATTCATATAGCTTAGTCATTTTTGTTTCCTTCTTTATCATATATCCAGGATACCTTGTTTTCGAAATATTGTACATGTTTATTTCGAAAATTAGAGGTGATTTTCGGTTTTGAATTTATTGGCGGAATCGATGTCGACGAAAGTGATACAAATGGTTGGATTTCCGTTACGGGTAACGGTGGTGTATTGAATGTCGGTGATAGTGGTATAATACGAAGCGAGAGTTTCGAAGATGTTGTGGTTGTAGTCGAAGTCGAAGGTAATGGTGTTAGTCATGATTTTTTCCTCTTTGATTATAGGTCCACCTTACCAAAGTTTTGATAAAATGTACATGTTTATTGTCAAAAAAAATGCGACCGAAGCCGCATTTTCTTATCCGTACATTTGATGGTAAGATCGAACCAGATCGGTCGCTTTCTCAAGGTAGTTTTGAGGTCGTTCCCTAAACACTTGTGCCTCGAGAGAATCATCGACACCAATGATGATAACGATATCCTTCACTAAGATGCCTGTCATTTCCCATAGCATGTATGCATAGAGACTGGTCTGTAGGAAGTATCCTTCGATCCAGTCCTTTCGCTTCAGCTTCGCAGAAGTCTTATAGTCAATGATCGACAGACGGCCGTCGTAGTCTGCTATGAGGTCGCATGAACCTGCTAGTTTCAGATGATCGGAGAAGAGCGTACATTCTGTGGCTCTGATCATGTCAACCTTGTCGTCAAGGATCATCTTGATCTGACGAAACATCATCATGTTATGAGGCATCGACGTATCGATGTCATGGCCTAACACATAGTTTTCACACATCGTATGGATGTTAGTTCCACGAGTGGCAGCCCGAGATGAAACTCGAGCTGCTTCGTCCTCGCCTACTCTTTTCTTCCAAGCTTCAAGGGCAGATTTATCAGTCATCTTACCGAGGACGGCGGTGACAGACGGATATCTCTTTCCTTCTGGTGTCTCATAGAGACGTGTTGGACCATCTATCCTTTGCAGCTCCGCAAAGTCTAGCAGATCGTATTCGAAACCTTTACGGTTGAAGTCCGAGTTTTTGACGAGCAATTATATATTCCTTCACTAATTTCGATCGAACGATATCCTGTTCGAGAAAGTCAACATGTACAAAATCATTCAACTTACCGAGGACCTTCATAAAGTCCTTGAGTCCGTTGCGTTCTTGGTCCTTCGTAAGATCTGACTGACGGAAGTCACCGCAGAACAATACTTTACAACCCTTACCAATACGAGTGATCACCGAGTCCAGTTCGTGGAACGTCATGTTATTGACTTCGTCCACAATGACAAAACAGTTGTTCATGGTAATACCACGAACGAACGACGTTGAGATAAACTCGATGGCGTTCTTCTGCTTGAGGATCTCGTATGCATCAGACCGATCAAACAATTCGGTGCAGATTGCATAGTAAGGTGCCTCATAGACCTTCATCTTTTCCTTCTGGTTTCCAGGAAGAAAACCCATATCTCGTGTTGGTACTACCGATCTTACAATATAAATCTTATTTTGTACACCGGTATTTTCCATCATCGATTCAATGGCCTTATACAGAGCAATAAACGTTTTACCTGTACCAGCCATGCCGTGCAACATCAAATGTTTTCCATCATCAAAAGCATCAAACGCAATGCGCTGGTTTTCTGTGAGTGGATTAATATTTTTTAAATTGAAATTTTGAGTTTTAAATGTCAACCCTTCTTGTGTGTCACCATTTTGTCTGGCGATTCTTTTTTCTCTCTTAGTTAAACGAGGTTGGCTATGTTGCACAAGTTGTCCTTATTTTTTATTACGAGCCTTATTTACTGCCTCTCTGGTTTTGGTGCTTTTAATACCTTTATCAGCGTGTTGTTCACCGAGTGGCGAGTATGGGTTGGCATTACCGATTCTATTGAGTAGGTCGTTAAAGCCCGAGTCATTTTTGTGAGTTACGCCTGCTATTCCTGATACAAAATTAGGAGCGCCTATAATCTCTTCGATGTCTGGATTGGCCTCGAGAAAATCAATTTTCTGTTGATAGTTAAAGAATTCCTCGAAAACTTCTCCAGTTTCTTTGAGTCTAAATTCGTATATAGGCATTAATAATCTTCATCTTCTATCAGATCTAAAAGGGTGCTTTTTGCTTTAGAACGAAGGGCAGATCGAAGCCGCTTCTCACTCAAATGCTGACGATG